TGAAATCACGGACGACCAGATGTTGCAGCTTGAGGGGATGGCCGATCAGGCCCTCGACCTCAAGGCTCGGATCGAGCGCAGCGAGAAGGCAGGTGACATCCTCGCGGGCATCGGCAACACGCCCGATGAGGAGGCACCGGACCCGAGCGGGGCATTCAAGGCTCGCACCCTCGGTGAGTTCGCGAAGGACAGCGGGATGTTCGACCGCTGGAAGGCAGGCTCTGGCAAGCACGAAGCCAGCTCGGGCATCGAGTTCAAGGCGGCGACGGACCCGTTCCTCGTCGGCGGTCTGGGTCAGACCACCTACGGCCCGCCTGTCCCGACCCGGCTTCGCCGGTTGACCATCGCCCAGCTCTTCGCGAACGGTCAGCTCTCCGGCTCCTCGCTCACCTACCCGCAGCAGGGGGCAGTGACAGGAACGCCCGGGCCTATCGCTGAGGGCGGCAAGAAACCGCAGATCAATTTCGCGTGGGCGAACGTGAACGAGGTTCTCTCGAAGATCGCCGCCATCACGAAGGTCTCGGACGAGTCGATGGAGGACACGCCCTACCTCATCTCGGTGATCAACGCGCAGCTCGTGCAGCGCCTCCAGATCGTCGAAGAGGATCAGATTCTCAACGGCTCGGGCACTGCCCCGAACGTCAAGGGAATCCTGAACCGGGCAGGCGTGCAGACGACCGGCGCAGGCACCGACCTGAAGGCGAAGAACCTCGACTCGATCTATCACGGCATCACGCTCGTGGAGACCGGCCCGGCGTATGTCCCGGCTGATGGCATCGTCATCAACCCTGCCGACTACGAGGTGCTTCGGATCAGCAAGGACGGCGCTCAGCAGTACTACGGCGGCGGACCCTTCACCGGCTCGTATGGCAACGGTGGCTATGTCGATGACCCTGCGCTCTGGGGTCTGCCGACTGTCATCACTCCTGCCATCGCCCTCGGCACCGTTCTGGTGGGTGCCTTCGCGATGGGCGGTCAGGTCTTCCGCAAGGGAGGCATCCGCGTCGATTCCACGAACAGCGATGTCGATGACTTCGAGAACAACCTCGTAGCCATCCGCGCTGAGGAGCGCCTGCTCCTCGCCGTGTACTACCCGACGGCGTTCTGCAAGGTCACGCTCGGCACCGCGTGACATCCGGGGGGCAGGGACATCTCCAGCCCTGCCCCCCTTCTACCGAAATGAGGTTCGTCATGTCTGACCAGGAGCAGCTCTCCGACTACCGCGTGGTCGATGCGGATGGGGTCGAGCGGCAGTACCAGCTCACAGCGAAAGAGGCGAAGGCGCGTGGTGGCAAGGCTGTCACCGCTCCCGCCGAGAATGCCCGGACGCCGCAGAACAAAGCGGTGACCCCGGAGAACAAGGCGAAGGGCTGAGTGATGGCTGAGGCAGCACAGCAGGCGGTCCAGACATACCCGCCATTCGCGACTATGCCTCAGCTCGTCGCCTACAGCCATAACAACATCGACCCCTCGGACCCGACCGCAGAGCTGATGCTGGATGCGGGCTCGAGTTTGATCCGCCGATATTGCGGCTGGCACATCTACGCCTCGGTCGTCTTCGACCTGATAATGGATGGCCCGGGCGGCACGGTGCTCCAGCTCCCGAGCAAATATGTGACCGATGTCGCGAGCATCACCGAGGCCGGGACTGTCACAGACCCCACCGCCTACCGGTGGTCAGAGCTGGGCGAGGTTGAGCGCAGCCTGCCGTTGTGGCAGAGCGGGCTCTGGGCGAGCTGGTGGACGCAGGGCTATCGACTCATCGAGGTGGCCTTCACCAGCGGCTACGACGACCCACCACCTGAGCTGGCGACGATGGTCATGAGCATGACCTCGCGCGCTCTGGCGTCGCCCACAGGAGCGACCCGGGAGCAGGCAGGCAACGTGTCGATCCAGTACGCGCTCAGCAGCACGCATGCTGCTGGAGGTCTGGCGCTGATGGAGAACGACAAGGAGCTGCTCGACCCGTATCGGATTGTCGGTGCGTGATGGTCGTGGCGTCATTCGCCCGGGCTTTCATCGTCCGGCTGCGCCCTGTCCTGATCAACGACTCGCACGGGAACACTGTGCCCGACTGGTCGCAGCCACCGAGCGAGCTAGGCATCGGTGGATGCAGCGTGCAGCCCGGAGGCACCTCTGAGGTGCTGACCAGCCGAGACACGATTCAGGACCTCTGGGAGGTCTTCGCCCCTCGGTTCGCGGATGTGCTGCCGACTGACCGCATCCGCTGGAACGGGCTCGATTACGAAGTGCTCGGTCAGCCGGCCGAGTGGGATTCGCCCACCGGAGCCATCTCACACATCCAGTTCCAGATGCAGCGCTGGGAGGGCTGATCATGGCTACCTTCAGGCTCGAAATCAACGTCGAGGGGTTCAACGAGGTCCGCCGCCAGCCTGAGGTTCGGGACTACCTGCGTCAGGTGGCGGATCGCATCGCAGCGAATGCAGGCGGCGCTCCCGACTATCTGGTGATCGATGCCACAGGCCGCACTCGCGCCCGGTACATCGTGCTGACAGCCACAGCTCAGGCGATGCGCGATGAGGCGACCCATCGGACCCTCAGCAGGGCGTTCGGGACATGAGCACCGAGTGGGTGGTCCAGCCTGACACCGAGGCACTGGTCATCGCTGCGTTGACAGATGGCCTGCCTCAGGTCGGGCTGACAGTGCATGTCGGCACCCAGATTCCCAACCCTCGACCCCTGTCCTTCGTCCGGGTCATCCGGGCAGGCGGCACGCAGGAAACGCTGGTGTCCGAGCAGGCATGGATCATCGTCGAGGCCTATGCCCCGCTGGAGGTCGATGCCTCCCACCTCCTCTCGGTCTGCCGCGCCATCCTCCACGCGCAAGACGCTGATCTGTTCGGCGTCTTCGAGGTCTCTGGCCCGGTCAACCTCCCCGACCCCACCACGTCCCAGGTCCGCTACACGCAGACGGTCGGGATTAGAGCGCGTGGCACTTCCGTCACGCCGTAACAGCCCCCTAGGAGGCGACTAGCAATGGCAAACAATGCGAACAAGGTGTTCGTCGGCAAGCCGCTCGTGACGGGCGGAATCTATGCGGCACCAGTCGGAACGACCCTGCCCACCGATGCAGTGGCAGCGCTCGCTGGAGCATTCGTGTCGGTCGGCTATCTGACCGATGACGGCTTCACGGTGACCACGAACCGGGACAGCAACAACGTCCTCGGCTGGGGTGGCGACATCATCGCTGTGACGCAGAAATCGTTCACCCGCGAATACAAGTTCAAGATGGCTGAGTTCCTCGGCTCGGTGCCGCAGGGCCTCATCTACGGGGCGAGCAATGTCACCGCCTCGACCGCCTCTGGAACCGACACTGTCGCTGTCAACGTCACCTCAGCTCCGCCGCCTCACAACTCGTGGGTGATCGAGATGAAGCAGGGCAACGGCAGGGTGCGATTCGTCATCGCGGATGCTGTCATCTCGGATCAGGGCGATGTCGTGTTCAAGGACGATGACGTTGCCTCGCTGGATGTCACCGTGACCTCGTTCGTGGATGTAGGCGGAAGCTACGACCACACCTACTCCACCTCACCGGCAGCGCCGAACAAGGCCGCAGCAAGCCCGGGCACGAACTTCCCGGCAGAGCCCACCGTCACGGCGTCGGATGCGACGAACGCCGCGAAGCTGGCAGGCCTCGGCTATGTCGCCTCCCCGACAACGGCATGGACGACCGGCCAGCAGATCACCATCGGCGGGTTCGCTTTCAACTGGTCCAGCACTGCATGGGCCGCTGGAGCTCACGCCTGAGAACCGTGTCGGGGGAGGCACGGCGAATCCCTCCCCCGGCTCGGCTCACCGCAGATTCGCCGTGAAAGAGGTTCGCCATGTTCATCGTTCCTGAGGTCGATTCATCCGAGGTATTCGAGTTCGAGTGGAAGGGCTAGAGGTACACGTTCCCGAAGATGGCGAACGTGACCTACGACCAGATATCGCTCATCAGTGGCTTGCAGGACCTGCCCGGGATGCGGGCGCTGTTCGAGGCCATCTCGCCCGAGTTCGCTGAAATGGCGCTGGGCAGGATGAGCACCAGCGAAATCGGCGCTCTCATCACTGCGTGGCAGGCAGACAGCGGGATCACGCTGGGGGAATCCTCGGCCTCCTCGACCTCCTGACAGAGCACGCGGGGGAAGTGGAGGCCGACCTGATCGCGCAGGGGCTGAGGCTGAGGGACCTCGGAAGTGAGCGTTTCAACTGGCGCGACCTGAAGCACCTCATCCAGCATCTGGGACCTGGGTCAGCACTGCATCGCTCTCTGGCCAGTAACTACCTCCCGAAGGACTACCTCCTCGTCGTCATCGCCAACACGCTGCGAACGATGAGCTGGCACCTCTCAGCAGGCAAGGAGCGCGA